TTTTTTAGGTCCAAAGTGATTTTTTAAACCTTTTATAAATTGCTTATTAGTAGGTATTAAAGGTTCTCCTGTAGTAGGATTGCCATATATTTTTACATCATTCTGGTCTACTGTTCTAATGTCTCCTGTATTATATAATCTAATCATAAATTGAGGATTAGAATGAATTGACCCGCCAATTAAAAAGATTGCCACTCCGTATCCTAGTGGTGTTTCTACATCAAAAGGATTTAATATTTCATGAATTGTTTGTATTATCATTTCAATGGTTTTATTCTTAATGCGTATTCTTTTCCTAATGCCTCAGAATACACTCTAGTTTTTTTTACTATTGCATTCTTAATAATATTTTGTCCTATCAGTAGTTTTTGTTGAGCAATTTTAAGAGTTTTAAATTCAACTACACTAGCTCTCCTAGTCTTAATATCTTTAATAGATAAGTCATATGCTAAGATTGTTAATCTTGAATCATTTATAAATTCATATCCCATTTTAAAATCTGCATTTATGTTTGAATAATAATTGTTCTCTATTAAATGGCAATAAACCGTTCTCGTCAACGAACTCTATACCATTATTCATTCTTAATCTACAAGGAGACCCATTAACAGTTGGCTTGCCTCCAGTTTCCCTGCTCCTTACTTTATCAATAGAAACTTCCGTCCACATCCACTCTACCGGATCCTTAATCTTCCTATGGTACGTCATAAAGGTATCTACCTTATTAGATAAGACTGACCCACCTTCCGCTTGCGAGGCGTGAGGCATCCTTTGATTGCCATCTCTATCCCTATCTCTTTGAGCCTCGGTAGTAGTGTGTACTGATAAAAATATAGTTGTATTATACTTCCTTGTATAATTTAACATATTAGTATACGCCTCGTAGTCGTATATATATTTATTTTTAGAGTTTGTTAACTCCATTTTAAGTGAGTTATATGGGTCTATAAATATTCCCTTTAGAGACTTATACTGCATAAGTGTTTTAGAGTGGTCTAGTATATCCCCATAGGTATACATGCAGTCGGTTGACATTATAGAAAAATGCTCTTCTATAAATTTTAAAGATACATTATGTTCTAGGTCGGACATTTGCTGTATTCTCTTGCCTATAAAAAACTCCATCATTTTCATCTTAACTGATGCTGAACTATTCTCACCCATATACATCATCCAATTCCAATTATAATGTACCGAAGAAAGAAAAATAAGCCATAAATTGACAGTTGTTTTGCCAACTGATGTATGAGCTAATGCAGCATAAAACTCTCCCTCTTTGAGACGAAGATGCTGGTCTAGATTATAATAACCAAATGACAACCCTAGTGGGATTAGCCCTGCCCTAAATCTATATATAAAGTCATCATCTTTTGAGTTTGATGATAAAAAAGATAAATCTTCTTCCATAACCCCGATATCTCTGACAGCCTCCCTGTAATCCATTTCTATTTCCGATATAGGCTTTGTCATGCCATGCCTTAACCCATCATTTATAGTATCTTTTGCGATACTCATACTATCAACATTTTTCTTGGATATTTCATGTACAAGAATATCAAATGCCATATCGTATTCAATATGCTTTGTCGCTATATAACCACCCAATAAATGAGCCGCCTTTAATAAAATATGATGCTTTTGTCCGTCTGGCGCAAGCCTAATCATTCTAGATGCTACATCCATTTTTTTATAGTCAGTATATCCATCTCCAATACGGATGCTAGATACCTTTATATCTTCGTCTTGTATGATATCAAAGAATGTGCTAGATGATGTATTAATATAAATATCAGGATCATATGATAAGTATAGTACTCTAGAAGGGTTTCTTGCTGTTGGGTCTAGCCCTTTAAATTTTTCAAGCAATGCCTTGTAGTGCTGAACGTGCTTATTTCCATCTCCTATCCTAATAAGACCATGTAATCCCTTACCGCTAGATGACAGCCATAACGCATATATATAAGGGTTATTTATAAGCTCTTCTCTAACAGAGTTTATGTTATCTATATCATCTATATCAATGGGCGCAAACCCGCTATGAGATGTTAATGATTTATCATCTCTATAAGAGATATACTCCCTACCATCCTCGTATTTTTTTGTAATTGGTTTGGCGAACTCGCCAGAAAATAATGCACATGGAAGATTAGATTTTAATGACCTTACTTGGTCTTTATCTTTACAAGCCCTTATAGCGTCTATCTTATCTTTATACTTCCCTTTTTGAATAGCGTTTAATACGCTTTCTATTGTAACAAAAGCCGGTTCATGAATATTTAATATATTTTTAAATATTGTTATTTTTTGCATAGAAAATAAAGTTAATAAACCCCGCCTACATCTCTATAGACGGGGGTAAGAAAAGTTAGAACGGTAGGTCATCGCTAAATGCTGGTTCTAGTGAGGTGCTTGTTGCTTGTGCAGGAGATTGTGCAGGAGCATTAGACTGTGTTGGTTTCCAAGTGTCTAGTACTGCGTACACATTATTACCGAATTTATCGGCTTCCTTCCTTTCTTTCAATTCAAGGTTAACATATCCCTTTTCATTCTGATTAGCTTTAAGCTCCTCAATGAATTTTTCTACGTTAACACTTACTTTTATTGAATACTGCCCCTTTTTTCCTCTTAACGAGTTAAAGTAAATTTTGTCCTCTGCCATGTTTGTATATTTTATTGGTTAAAAAATTTAAAATTACCCACCAACGTAGAAACGTAGCGGGTTTTAGACCGAATTGGATATCAAATAATTCTTTTTTTTGCTACAATATCTATATCGTATCCATTCTTTGAAATTACATCTATAATAGCTCCCATTGAAACTGTTCTTGGTTTTCCTTGTTTATCTTTGTATTTACCGCAGTAGTTTACGAAAAACCAATAGTGTTCTTCTTTATTAATATCATAGACATTATCTACAATCTTTGCTAATTTAGGGTAGTATTTTGTTAATTTTGCTTTGGTTATACCCTTTGCTATTGTGTTCATATGGTTTTATTGGTTTATACCATCTACTCTTTTGAAATAAAAATTACGGATTCTAATTTCCCATCATGGAAATGTGCTTTAAATGTATAAAATATTTCATACGGCTTTCCATAAAATTCTACATCTCCTGTGTGGTAGCTTTTTTTGGTTACTTGGTTAATTTTTTTTAATTCTACTGAAAATAACGAATTATCATTATTGATTGCATTCATCTCGTATTCAAAATCCTCATAGTATAATAACCCATCTTCTTTCACTTCGTAGGTTAAAAATTCCCTATCTAAATCTTTTGTCTGAAATTCAAGATCCGTTAGGTCTTCTAGCTCCTCTACGTTTGACATAGGAAGTAGTGTAGCGCTTATTTTAAAAGAATCGTATCTGCCCATAATTTATAAAGTTAGGGGATGCTCTATGCAACACCCCCCTTTTTTACTCAACTCTTACAAAAATGATATTGCGAATATACAATACTTTTATTTAATTACAAAATCTATTTTACCCATCCAGGTAATCCTATTTTCAGATGTCCGTAGAATTCATAGCCCATATCAAACAAGCCTATATCAAGACACTCCTTAAATTTATCAATAGACTCTATTATTTTCATCTTACCGAAACTAACAAAATCATCATCAGCATCTGCTAGGTAGCAATTATATGGGGACTTTGTTTCAATTATAATATATTTTATTGGCTTACCAGAAACATAATTATACATGCCTGCTTGCATATGATACTGCCTTTTAAAGAAGTCAGCTGTAATTGCTCTTGGTTCAGCATCTGATGTTGTTTTAACCTCTAATATATAGTCGATTGCAACCCCATCATAAAATCCACGCACAGGTAATCCATTTATTTCATACCTCCACTCCTTCTCAAATGAATCACAATTTTGTATAGCTTCTGCAATAGCTTGGTTTGATATAACCTTATTAATTAGATTATTAGCGTCATCGTAATCTTGTTCTGTGACTACATCTTTCCCTTCTGATTGTTTAGTAAAATCTTCATACGCTTGCTTTCCAATAGTAGTTCTTCTATCTATATTAGGCATTACTGCGAATTTATTAAGAACTATAGAAGGAGTCAACAGCATACAATGAACCAAACTTCCAAATAGCATTTCTTTTGTAGGTTCTACTTTTTTATTTAAGTAGGCTACATAATGCGCAGGCGACTTGGAAAACTCTTTTAGAGAGCTGTAGCTCAATGGCCTTTCTTTTAATTTATCTAATGTTATCATAATTTATTATTTATAATTTTAAGTTTTTCTAGAGCCTGACCCATAACGATACCTATAGTTAATTCATTGCCTCCTTCTATAGCTCTTATTAAGCTATTTAATATATCATCTATTTCTATTTTAACTAATGATATATCATTGGGAAGACTAATATTAGATAGGACATCTATAGATGATTTAATACTATTAATCCTATAGTCTTCTTTCTCTTTGTTTAATATATATTCCATATTAGGCAGGGTTTTTTAATGATGTTAATTTTAATTCTATAGCCTTGGATAACTTAAAATACTTTTTAAGTGTAGCAACATCTACTGTATTATTTTTAAATTTATCTACAACTTCATTCCATTTAGCGTGCTTTTCATCTAACCATACTAAAGTACTAGAAGGAGTTTTTGTACTGGTGATAGTTGCCTGATTTCCTGATGCTACATTACCATCGTCATCACTCCCATCATCCACGATAATATTTAATAACCCTGTATAGCTATACCTTTTAGCATAACTTACAGCGCTACCATACTCTTGTGCTGTATTTTTTTGCGTTATTACCGGGAATAAAGATTCAATAGACTCACCGCTATCCACATGATATACTATTGTTCTGACGAAACATTGCCCATCTATCCATGTAGTAGGCTGAATCGCTACTAGCCCATGCTTTAAAAGTTTTGGGTTAGCTACGTGTTGTATGGCATCAAGAGATGCATACTTTGATTTAAAGAAAGGATTATCCGCTCCCTTCTTAATCGCTGGGCATTCCATTTGGAATCCAGATAAAGCTTTTAAAATTGCTTTCATATTATTTGTTTTATTGGTTATTGCGAAATTACAATTTATTTAAATACCTTCCTAATAAAATCAGTATAAATCATAAGTATTATTATAAATATAAATGGTAATACTACTGAAAGTATAAAATCTTTGATGTCTTGTTTAGTCCACATATGTTTTAGAATTTAGCTGTGTGACACAGCTGATGATTATTAAAATACAACTAGATTGATAGATTTGGTTAAGTAGGCAAGGTAAACGAAGTCAGCCCCCTGCCCCCACAAGAGACCAATTTCTTACCACGTACAACTGAGTTAATGAGTTCAGTAAGTGAGGCTGTATAGTTACGCAAGTCTAGAAGAATACTATACATTTAAAAGAATAAATATCAGATGTTTAGTCTTTATCCATTAAGCTGTGGGGCTTCTGCCCCCTTGACTTGCAAACAGCCATATAGGTTTGACTGATACCCAATAAAAAAGCCCACTAGAGTGGAATTCTAATGGGCATGATCTAAGAAGGGTTAGTTCTTTAAACACACCCGATAAATGTAATTCCACTACCTTATCGGATTTGCATTACAAATGTACGAAGTATTTTCATACTACCAAATTTTATTTAATTACAATAGTTAGCTTGAGTATAATAATTCCTATTTGTATAGCCACTATAGGGTAGTCATTAGGCATATATGACCCATTTGTAGCGCTTATGCCAAGCAGTAAGCTGCCATCGTCATCGTTACTAAATATACTTCCCCATATGAATTCAATTTTGTTTTTTGTTATCATGATTTATTTTTTTAATTTTTCTTCAAATTTTGCTACTATCTTAAAAATCTCAAAGGCTAATTGAGGCACTACTGCATTTCCATAGGCTTTAATTGATTCGTTTCTCCATTTAGGAAAGGAGATAGAGTCCAATTCCCTGGGAATCCCATCATCTCCTCCACAAAGAGGGGGTTTAGATGGGAACGAGTCCCAAAAATTTCGTTCATCTGACTCCCTAAATCGTCCCCCTTCCAATTCTCTGTTTTCCAATGGATGTTTTTGTCCGAAGCTCGTGGAGTTTGAAGCATTACTTGTGTTGCTAGATTCGGCATGGTTGTTCCATTCGGATATTTTTCCATTCTTGCCTTGAACTTGACTAAATCCTGTACCTCCTCTTTCGTTGTTGGGGTGAGTAATAAGCCCCTCTTTACCATCCTTGTCAAACTGTTCTGCTTGTCCCCTATCCCCGCCTTGTCCGCTTCCGATGCCATTGGAGTAGGCAATAAACCAGATTCTTTGTCTTTGGTGCGGGGCGTTGACACTTGCAGCTGGAATAAGAAACGGTTGGACTTCATAGCCTTCCCTTTCCAAGTCATCGCACACCTCGTTGAATACCATCCCCCCGTTCCAACTAACAAGTCCACGAACATTCTCGCCAACGATGTATCTCGGTTTAATCTCCTTAATTGCTCGTAGCATTTGAGGAAAGAGATGTCTTTCATCGGCTTTCCCGAGTCGTTTTCCTGCTGTTGAGTATGGTTGACAAGGGAATCCCCCTGTAAGGATGTCAATACTTCCTTCGTGAATAGAAAAGTTTGTTTTTGTGATGTCATTGTATGATATTGATTTTGGGAAATGATGTTTAAGTACTTTTTGTCCAAATGGATTCCATTCGCAATGGAACTTATTGTCCCACCCCATCCAATGGGATGCTAAATCGAATCCACCTATTCCGCTGAAAAGCGATCCATGTGTCATAGTTTTTTTCTTTGTTGGTTTTTAATAATTGGTTTCTTTAGTTTTTCTTTGGCTAAATCACTAGAATAAATCCATTTAATTCTTTCTTCGTACTTTATCCTCTCTTCGGGTGTTATATGCTTTGAGTATTTAATCATAACAATAACATCTTCCATTGGTATATATGTTTCCATACTATTTTTCCATTTTAAGTATTAAATAAAGTAATGCCGAGTAATTACATAAATCTATAGCCGAATCCTTGACTGATTCATTCTCTGAAGTTTTTCCGCTAGATAATAATTGCCCTAGCCTAGCTACCTTTGTACTTATTAGATTAAGGCAGCTTGTTGCATCAGGATGCCTTGACCCCTGATTCGCTATCATCCCTGCTAATCTAAAATTAGATAGCGTATCTTCTCCCGCATAATCATGTCCTTTTCTAGTAAGGATATCTCTTTGTTCAGAGAATAAATGGTCTAGCATTATATCTCTTTCCTCTGCTGATAATGTAGCATGGTCATACTTTATAGCATCCTTGCAATGTAGCGGTTGCCTAAAAAATCTTTTAATTATCTCCATTGTTAATGTTTTATGTTTTTAATATATGTTTTAATATCTTTTATGATAGTTTGCATCTTACCATTATAGACGTAATCAGTTTCCATTAAATCCTCGCATTCTCTAATATTATGCATGACAGATGTATGATGCGTTAACCCTATCAATGGGGCTATATCTACCAATGGAGCTTTAGCATAATTAGATAACAAAAATGCAGAAGCCTTACGAGCATTAGTGGTAACTACCCTCCTATTTCTTGTTAGTACACTAGACTTGAATTCGTCCTCTACTAACTCTATTATCTTTTCGGGTGTAATGCTTGACGTTACACTTATTAGCTTTACTTTAACCTTCTTACTTTCTGATAGAGATATACCAGAATCTTCTAATAGTTTCTCTAATATCTTAACGTACCTTACTTGTAACTTATACATCCTATATAGGGGTGTATTGCAGTTCCTTACTTCCATGTTTTATTGATTTTACATTAATTGGAATATTCCTACGTGCCTAACATCTATTATATATGTTTCGTCTATAGTATAGATATCTACATTATAATTAAATAGAATTAGCCGTTCCTTAAATTTATACGCCTCTGGCACTTTCTGATGGTATAATATACCAATCATATCTATATTAGATAGGTAATCAATTTGTTCAAATAGCGTTATAGCCATTTGTAGCTTTTTTATTTTACTCATGGTTAACCTCGTTTATAGTGGTACTTATAATATTCCTTTTAAGAAGTGTAACCTGCTCCTTATCATCAATTGACAATAAGGTAACGGTAAAGTTTCCACCAAAATCAGCTATATCCTCTGCCATATTAACAAAGCAGTCACGATAAAAATCTACTGCTTGATTAATATCATTATACTCATATGAGTAAGTATCCGGATCACCGGATTCTTCAATCTTTAACTGCCCTAGTACTTTGTAGTTCATAATCATTGTATTTTGTGTTTGTAAAATTAATTAATAATTTGCAATTTAGCAAATATATTTTAAGTATTATAATTAGGATTAGTATTATCCCATAATTTCTCGTTAGCATTATCATATAATAGTTCGCTATTTATACTAGAATAAAGTTCTTCGGTAGATTGATTGCCATTATCCTTGGTGGATAATAATTCCTGCGTAAAATCAACCTCGCTCCACCCTTCTTCATCTAGCGTTCCGCTTTTGGCTTTTTCTCTAGCAAGCACGACAGCTTTACTATATGATTCAGCTTTAATCTCGAAATCAGTTCTCATCCAAGTTGAGACCTTTTGGTCTAAATAAAAATTGTAAGTTTCCATTTTATTTTATTTTGTTTATTTGTTTAATAATATCTATAAAGCCAAACACAGCTAGTGCTGCTATTATAATATATCCTAATATAATTAACATTTCAATTTTATTTTATTTGATTTAATTCTAAATATTGAAACACTTCGTCATAGATATTATCATATTCGTGTTGAATATGCCCATGATAAATCATTACACCTCTTTTCTCTACCATAGTTGCAACTCCAGTATTCTCATACTTCTTGTCAACTATTAGTGCTGTTAGCTCTGATGCTAATTCGTTCAAGTAGAACGTGGCTTTTGGCGTGCCATTGATTACATTTTCCATTTTATTTTAATATTAAATTAGTGAATATAGCAACCACGAATTGTTCGTAGCTACATTTCTTTTTTCTTTTTGGAATAGCTTCGTACTCTTTTGTTAGCTCTTTCTGAAAGTCTTCCATGAACTTATAGAGCATATAAAAGTGCATATCAACTTCTTTTTTAATAGCTGCTGGCATTTTTTTATTTCCCATTAGTCTTTTATTTTTTTGATTTCTAAATAATCACACATATCGTCAATGGCTAAAAATATTTGTTCCATAGTAGCTTCATTGTGCATCGCATTATCAAGCACCTTATACGCTAACTCATCGCTACACTCGTAGTTCTGCGTGACGTCTCCCGTAGTCCATAGACTGTCAACGTAATAGCCATTACGCTTGAGTAACTCCCTTGCTTTTGAGCAATCTTTAGATTCTATCTTTAATCTCCTTACCTCATCTCGAAGAAAGTTGATTTCCAAGTTAGCACTTGCTACTTGCGTCATCTCATAGTGATTTTTTGACATTTTGTTTAAGTTTTAATAGTGATTGTATAAAAATATAGATTTAGTTTATTATCCATTTTGTTATTCTTTTAAGTTCAAAAAATAGGTGGGCGGTGCAATATAATATTATTGCAAGAGGTACACCAATGACTAATAATTTAATCATTTCAAACATGAATATTGAGGTTGCTTTTATCATCTGTGTTTTGTTTAATTGATATTATGTTACTAAATCTTACAACAACGAACTGCTCGTAGCTAAACTTCTGTTCCGCGTCTGGGATAGATTTATATTCCGCTACCATAGTCTCCTTGAACTCACCCATAAACTCATACAATAAGTCTAGGTAATAATCTAATTTCTTTTTGTCCATGTTTTTTAATTTTAAATGATTAATTTATATTTACTGTGTTTTTGTTTTAAAAAAAGCCCCCTTACACCTAGAAAGGTCAGGGGGATAATTCAAATTTAAAACACTACTCTTTTATCTTTTAATTTGTTTTACTATTTATTTGTTTTAATAATTTATCTTGCCAATGTTGCGGTAATTCGGTGCATGGAATAGCAACCTCGTTTACTATGCAGTCATCATCGGCTTCTAATTTGTTTCCATATATTACTATTTCATTAACATTGGTAAAAAATATTGGCTTATCACTTTCTTTGTTATAAATAACATAATCGGTTGAGAATAATTCTTTCATACTATTTAATTTTTAATTTGTTTGACTATTTAATTTTGTTATTAAGATACGACCTGCTTCTTGACTAGACACTGGTATCATTCTATTATTACCTAATACGTACCATCCATCGTAACGTTCTTCTAAACGTAATGGGCCATTTAAGTTAAATGACTCTCCATCTGTAAATGTTAATTTGCTCATGTTATAATGATTTATATAATTCTATTAATAATAGTATTATTATACCTACTAATGTTGTTATAGGGTAGGTATTTGGGTTGATTTGTTTCATAAAATTTAATTTAATTTGTTAAAAATTGTTGTGGTATATTGTTATTAAGTAAAGTATTACCATTAATGGCATACTTATCTAGGCTTTCTTTTAATGTTTTAGTAAAGTACTTGGGGTGTTTTTCCCATAGCTCTTTCAATGGGGTTTTAAATGATATAACCTGATAACTGCGGGTATTACCTATTAGTATAGCTTTATCCATTTTCTTGGTCATTTTAGCTAACTCTTTATCTTTTAAATAATCCATTAACAAGTTATCTAAATAATGCTCTAATGTCATATCAATTTCAAATCCTTTTCCTCCAAAGCTTGAATCATAAACAATAGGTGGCAATGTCTTGCAATACTCCTCCATTAGTTTAATTTCATCACTACAATAGCGTTCAATTCCACAATAATTTGTGCAACCGCCTTTGCCATCATTATCACAGAATCCTACTTTTTTTCCATTCAAGTATATACTTGCTTGAAAGCAGTTAGTCTCTTCACTTCCCCATTCGGAGTGCTTAATGTTTTTTAGTTCAATTTTCATGGTTTTATAAATTAAAGGGTTAAAGAATCTGGTTCTCCATATAATATTACAATATCATTGGGGTATTTATCCCCTAGTATACTTGCCATATCATCATTGGCGTATATTACTTCTCCATCTTCGGATTCCCTTTCTTCTTCAAGCAAAGGGGTTAAAACCGATTTGATTTGCTCATCAGTTAAGGTGGTAAGCAACAATAGATTTTCTTCTTCCCAAGAATTTTGGGAAACTTCTACAAGTCTAATTCTTTCAATCATTTCTTTGTTCATAAAATTTAATTTAATTATTAATTAATTCAATACTAACATACTCAAAATTTAAATCATTACTAGCTTCGAAAATCTCCCATGCATCTTCTTCATCTTTAGCATAAAAGGGCTTGGTCTTTTCAATTTGATAGCCATCAAACCCTTCGTGGTCATGATAGCCATAGGTTACGACATACTTTTTCATAGATTTGTTTTTAATTATTTAAATACTGCCACCAATTACTTGAGTCTAATTCAATTTTAAGCTGATGCTTTAGGGTTTTAATTTTATTCTTAACTGCGTATATATTTTTTACCCTACCGCTTTCTATCTGCACGTTTAGTGCCTTAATCTGCATCGTTATTTTGTTAATCTTTGTCATATGTCTCAATTATTGTTGGTGCTCCAACCTCTTCCATACAATCGTCACATACAAAGCAATTGTAAGGGATACAATATTCAATTACATCATGATGCTTCCATTCTAGGCATGACCCACATTTCTCATTATTCTCATAAAAGTCAATCTCATTTTGTGTATTGTTTGGATTGATGATAGTTTTTGATTTATCCATATCCCAATCATCTGACCAATTTTCCCAATCATTATATGAGCCATAGCTACCGACATACTTATTAGTCTTGCCTACCACATCAGTCTTATGCTCATATACACTAGTCATATTAGTAAATATATCCCTACACATATTAAGACAATTCGATACATCTACTAGGCTGATCGTCTCATCATCACAATGGGGATTATAATAACCGCAGCTCATGTTAGCTACTGATACCCCTACCCCCATTTGCTTAATAGCATATACGTCAGTAAGCATACCATGTGTTGGAGTATACCCATACTTGGATAGTATCTTTGATACATCCCTCTTGAACCTCTTACTTTGTAATTGTACGCTATAGATATTATCAACAAAGTCTGTATTGCCACGTCTATCGCATTGCAATACGAATCGGGTATCGCTAAAGAAGTCTATGTTAGCGTCATAGCTACCAATACACCCAACCTCCTCATCTCTAAAGAAGGCTATCTTAATAGCGTCATACTCTTGCAGTAATTGTAAGCACATAAATATCCCGACCTTATCATCCCCACCGCATCCAGTTGCTTGCATCTTAACCTTATTATATCCTATTGCAAACTCATCGTTAGCTATAATAGTGTACTCCTTATCGGGTATAATTTCATGTACTGTATCGGTGTGTGATATCATGCATGGGTAATTATCAGAGACTCCCTTTGTTATATATATATTCCCATTATCATATACATGAGTAAGACCTAGAGAATTAATATAATCAATTATGTAATCTTCCATCCTATCTGTATTACCCGAATACGATTGGATATGTAATGTGTTAATCAGCAATTGTTTTTCATGCGGTTTCATTTTCATTTGATTTAATTTTTAATGTTTCTAAATATGTTTCTGTATTACAATCCGCTACCCATACATTACCATGCATAGTCATATCGTCAGTCATATAGTATAAGCCATCGGTATCACATCTTCTAGCATCATCCTCGTGACACCATCCTTCACCCGCTAACTCAACCGCATCGCTCATAAGTATATACTCTTGATTAGATTCGCAGTATACGGTATCATCTAATAAAGCCCATTCATCTCTACCATTAATGAATGTAATGTCGTGATGGTCTCTAGGGTAGCACCTATTACCTATTTCAACAACATCATTATCTAACATCCATTCACCATTATAACAACAACTGCATTCGTCTGCTAGATAATATGCTTCTCGCCATTCCCCTGCGTAATTTTGGTAGTGTAGCCATCTAGCATCTTCTTCATCAACCCATTCTCCATTATTTAATTCAACTCTATCGTCACCATCATTATCATCCTCATTATCATCACCATCGGAGTTGTCTCCATTTTCATCTATCCAAGTACCATCTACGTTCCGCAACTCCCTATCGTAACATAAGCTAGTAGAATTATGTAGTCGCTTCTCGTCAATCTCTAGCCTAAATAGGGAATCCATGTAAGGGTAAGTTTGATAATCCCATTTTTCAAGAGAGACCTTTCGTATTAAATCATCATGGAGTATATTGTCATTATATATATCGAATAAATGATGATGACAGGACTGCCTTGATTTTAAATAGTAGTCGTTATCGCTAGCCCAATTTTTAAACGACTGTATTACTATGTCTGGCCCATATATAGTATCCATCCCCTTGTCACCATTATCGAATACCCATAATAAAGCACGACCTAGTATCTTATTATCAGAATCCTCTGCAATTAACAAGCTAACAACCTTTGTGTTATCAACGAATATATTAAGATACTCTTGGCGGTTAGCATCCCTCATACATGAATTATGTAGATTTGATTCACTACCTAATATCTTACTATAATTATCGCCTAGGTAAGCCTTCCTTATATCCTCTCCATTAACTACTCTTAAACTTAATGTCTTACCATCTCCATCCTCGTCTCCAACTATACCGAGGTATGATTTAACATTGTTTGAGAATTTTTCAAAATCTGCTTCTATTAACCTACCGCAAATAGTACCCGATAGTAGCAGTTTTTTGGCTAATTTTGCAGGCTTCATTTCTTGCCTACCAACTCTATCCCATCTACCATTATCATTTACCTTATGGTCTCTACCATTTGCTAGATAAGATAACATCCCTTTTCTTGTGGTGATATAGTTAGCGAATTCATTCGTCCAATAGTCGTCATCTAGTAGATGCCATGACACCTTACACCCTAGAACTACAAGGGCATTGAGCATAGTTTTCATTGATGATGAATACACGACAGCTCGTTTGCTTTTTTCTAGAATAGCATCCCTCAATCTCTTTTCAGATGCTAGGGTTTCATTTCTTTCGTATAAATGCCTTGCGGTAGTATCGGCTTCTTTATAACTATTATACACAGACTGCCAATACTCTCGTCCCTCGCTAGTTTCACACCATGTGAAGACGTTGATAGCATCGGACATGCACCAAGAAATTAAATCCTCTCTATTTGTAGCTATAGCATTGTGAATAGCTCGTTCGCCATAAGGCTCGGGTAATAAATGAAACCATTCAAGGTTTGTTAACATTTTGTACATACATTTTTATTTTATTGGTTTTTAAATATTAATGCTTATTCCTTAAATACCTTCCACCCTCACTAAAATAGGTTGTTAATCCAATTAGTGATACGAAACATCCAAAAATTCCAATGATAGCATACGCATCTCTTTCGGGTCGTCCTATATCATAACCGCTTATTGCATAGAGTGATAGCGTGATGATAGTAATGCCCATCAGGATAATAAAAAATACGACGAAATCTAATCTTTCTTCTTGCTTTTTCTTTAGTGTTTTCATTTGATTTTGTTTAATAATCATACGTTAAAAAAAGTTCATGCCTAATATCAGACCCATTGTACCTAGATGCCATAATTTTAGCATCTTTTTTGTATCGGTACGTAAACCATCTACAATAAATACCATCACCCCTAGGCGTATACACAGCCCAGAGCATTTTGAATTCTGCTTTTTTCATTTGATTTTATTTTAAAGGTTACCTATAATTATTTCAGCTAATGTTTTTTGGTTGTAGATTTTAAGGCATTTTTGACAACCAATTTCCTTAACACCATTTAATTTTGCCCAATTAGTACTTAACATAGGTGTACCACATAGAGTACTTGATGCTGGGGAAGTGAATATATGTGCAGTATTAGACCATACATTACCCTTGTTCCCAAAAATCCAAAATCCATTTTTTAAATCATCTTTTTTCATAATTGGTTTATTTTATTCAGCTGAATAATCATATAGATTACAAGTTGATGGGTTAAGAAATGTTACCACAGTATCTACGAATTCAGTAGCTCTTTCTAAATTACTTTTTTTGGTAAAAAGTTCTTGACTATATTTAGTCCAAAGGCATACATTAATAACTTCCCTATAAAGGGTTAACGAACTCGGCCCAACCTCTACAAGATATCCATCACTCAATTTAATTTGAGCTACATTCCCATTCTCTTGTAATACCAATGATTCAAGTACAATCCCCTTGCTATGTAGCAAGTCAATGATAGTTTTTTTCATGTGTTTAATTTTAAAATGATGATTTCATGCCCTTGCATACACCATATCCTTGACGCTGTGATGCTTTTGTTAATCTCACAGCCAAGTCCATGGGTAATACTTGGATGGTATTTCCAGTTTTGTGATTGTTGATAGGTGCACAACCTACCTTTGCTGTCGTGCTACAATTAACGCAGTAATTATAGCCACATCTAGACAGCCTTAATAAGGGCATATCTTGCCCACATCTAACGCATAGGGTTTTTTCCATAGGCTTATATTGGTTTTATTTATATTGTTATAATATTATAATCGTACACTATAGTTTTATTTACTATTACTTTATCAAATTTATCATCGTGTTCTATGGTTATATCTTTATATACATCGAAACTATGCCAATCCATAGCCCATTCCTTTATATCCTTATCTAAAAAATATTGGGAATACCTAAATGCCCATAGATACTTTTCTTTTTTTGTAATAATTACTACTTGCATATGTTATTATTTTATTTGTTTATAAATTGTTGGATGATTCTCTTTTATATGCTCATATTTTATGTCTCTAAAATAATCGTATAGTTGAGTGAATGCCTCGTATTGTATCCACGAGTCTTTCTCATCTATTTCAATTTCAAAGTATATGCCACTTTTTTGAGAGTTAACAAAAAGCAGTTTACTGTTGTCTTCCTCAAAACCTTTACTTCTATATTGAAACCACATTGGGCTTTCGGTTGTTCCATTACCAATTAGCTTGTATACATTACATTGATATTCAAGCTTCTCAAGGAACTTGTCTTTGTACTTTTTAAAATTTTCCATTTTTATTTAATTTTTTGTGTTTTTATCCCATCTTTTGATTTTTGATTCCTTGTATGTCTCATAGTTATAGTATGCAGTTAAGAAGCCTCCAAAATTTATTGTATACAATATGATCCACCATAATGGGCTCCTCTCAAACATGTACATTATAAAAATGTCAGCCATAAGCGTAGCAAGGGCTATGCAAATAGCTAGTGTCTTGAATTTCTTCATTTTAATTTAAATTTTATAAATTTTACAGCTAAATAGATGATACCAATAGCATATATTAGCATTAATGCTAAAAATATGATATACAAAAACATAGAAAATGCGATCATACACTCATGAATTTTAATTGTGATTTAAATTTAATTTCCTTGCCCATTCGGTTAACCTTCAAAAATGCCTCCTTTTTTGTTTCGCCTAGTTCAATGAAAGCGGTAACCAATTTGTCGGTTACATAAATTCTTCGTCTAACTAATTTTCCAGTAGCGGACGAGTAGATTTTCGTTGCCATAATGATAGTTTTATTGTAGTTTCCATCCCCATTTTATGCTGACTGCGGACAGCTTTAGCCGAAGCTCAAAGTAGGGTTAAAAAAGAAAGGGCATACCATTTACATAGTACACCCCTTCTTACTAATTTTTTTATTTGATTAGTCTAAATTTCCAGAACATGAGTTTATAGTCAGCTGATGCGGACTAATTGTTTTTAATATATATTTTTTTACTTACAATTATACGAGTATATATAAGGGTTCTATTTTATAGCTATTGCAGTGCTTCCGCTTCTTTACTATGTCATCCAATTACTTCAATTCTTTGCATGACATTCTTCTGCCCCCTCTTACACTCAAAACCTTACATAGGTATCTCCCCCCATGTATTTTGTGTACACATTTTTTTCCCCTTCGTGCTATTGTCAGGGATTGGTAAGTTTATTTATAGTAAAATTTTGTAGTCCAAGCTACCTTAATATTGGCGTTTCTAATATAAGGATATTAGTTAACTTTTGATATGTGCTATCTTAATTGAGTCAAGAATGACTATGTAAATGGGCAATCCAATACTGCAAATTTTTGGTAATATAGATTTTTTTCGTTAATCTATGTACCTATAAATAAATATGTCAAAGAAACTACCTTATAAAATTTTCGCCTAATTTAATACCTAATATTAAGTATTAAAAAAATAACTAAATTTTACACCCCCCCCAATGGTTTGATAGAGAGATATTAACCACCTTGCAATATTGCAAAGTTTATGTCAATAGAATAGGGTCAAAAGTTCAATTTTTACATATCTTTATTTTCAAGATATTAGACCCTATTTTATACTACTTCGCTATTTTAATAGGTAATATCCTATTAGCTTTGTAGTATTTTGAAACTGCTTCAATAATTAAACTAGGTGTAAAATTTAACCTTTTTTCGGTGAATTTTATCATTTGACTTTCAGTCAAGAAAGGGATAAAATTGTTTGTTTCACTAATGGTTGCAATCAAATCCACCTTTGAAATTTTGACATTGAATTTAGTTTCCAATTCGCTTACATAGGTTGAAAATTCGCTTTTGCACTCATCCTTAATCAATTTAAGATTAAAAAATAAACCATTACGCTTTTGAGTAACTGCAATTTTCAAAGTTTTTTTAGCTACTTGCAAAGGTGATAAAAGTTTAATCAACTTAGCACCATTTACATTTGCGGAAACTTCAATACCTAAAGCGGTTTTTACGATTGAGGCGGTTTCTTTGCCAATTTTTTTACTTGTTTTAGGCGTAACAAGTTCGTTTACATTTTTCATGTTTTTAAAATTTTGAATTAAAAGAGCTATTGTTAAATTGCAATATCGCAATTCATACACAATTTACTTATTTATTTGATACCGAGGCCCATAAAAAAAAGTATTAACAAAACTTTAACAGAACCCCAAATTTGGCACATCTTGGGCTATTGCTTATGATGGGATTGCAAAGGTGCAAAGTGGCTAAAATAGGCTTAAAATGGCCTTTAATAGGTTTTTGATATTACCTAATTTTTATGCAAATTTTAACAAAAATTTAACGATCTTGTTACTAAAAAAGTTAGTATTAATTTACTAAAATATTTAGTTATTTTTTTATGTTTATTAGTCTATTAAATTAGTAGACTATTTATGTTGTAGGAAGGTTATCGTACGAATAATTTCGTAGTTCGTAGTTAGTATTACGAATTATTTCGTAGTTAATTTAGTACTTATGATTGAATTATTATATATGTTTATTTTATAATAGGTACTCGGTCAAGGAATTTAATGATCCTGGATGATATTATTTTTTTTTTCAGGGGGTAGAACCTTACGACACTAGATATCTTACTTTACAATTTTTTAGAAAAAGCGGGTCTATTAATAACAGCAAAATATATGCATATTCGGTATAGAATTAAAGCATTAATATATATAAGAAGGAAATGCTATAAACATATGAGTATCAATACCAAGAAAACATTATTATGTTTTTAAAACCGTATATATGTTTTTTAGCCTACATTTGGGATAACCAAAACCAATATAATTATGAGGCAAAATGAGTCATTTTTAGAGAATCCTTTTAAAGTAGATGGTGTTTCTTTAAGGCAATATATCCCCAAGACAAATGAGCAGTTAATGGTAGACCCTAATACAGCAGAATTGTTAGCTGTTAGGCGTTTAGGCAAGTCTAAAGACCAATTAAGTGACTCTAAGGTGTATACAAAGCTATTTACTGATAACTTAGAGGCTTTTATGGCCCTACCCAGTTCAGGGATGCGACTTCTCTTTTACGCTATGTGTAAGGCTAGGCCTATAACCGACTCTATATTTTTAAATATAGATGATTGCCTGCTTGTTTGTGGGTTTAAGTCACCTACTAGCTATAGGGATGGGATAATAGCCCTACTAGATGCTAAGATTATAGCTAGAAGGGTAGGTAGTAATATAGAATACTGGATAAACCCTAATGTTTTCTTTAATGGTAGTAGACTACGATTAGTTTCGTAGATTAAAGTGATTAACTTTGTCTATCCTATTTGGAGTAAATATATAATATATATGAGATACGATATTCCCCCTGAATTTAAACCATTTCTAACATCAGTAAAAAGACAATGCAAGTCTTATGGTATAGATTTAGTATTATCTCCTTCTCGTAATGTTGTTCTTACGGATGACTTGTCACAAGACTGTAGCGGATACTTTTGTGATAGAGATAAGGAACTAGTAGTTGCTTGTGGTAGACCATTTAAAGATTGGTTTGAGGTATTAATACACGAATTCTCTCATATGGAACAATGGAAAAGCGATGATCGGTGGAATGGATGGACTAATTCATGTGGCAAGACATGGGAATGGATGTCTGGTAATACAATAATGAATAAGATACAAATTAATGAGGTATTAGATAATATGGTTGAGCTTGAAAAAGATTGCGAGATGAGGGCAGTTGAAAAGATAAGACAATGGAATCTACCTATACCAATAGGTAGATATATACAAAAAGCTAATATCTATCTATACAGCTATTATTTACTACCAAAAATAAAGAAATTTCCAACAGGGATATATACCGATAATATGCTTGTAGACTTAGCCTCTAAAAAGTTTAAGAAAAGCTATAGAGAAGTTCCAGAAGATATCAAAAGCTATATATTAAATAAGTTTAATGTAAAGTAAATATATTTGCATATATGGACCTCAAAAAAGTTTTAAGCACTATAAATGGTAAGCCACCAACCTCAAAGGATACTACTCCAGACGAGCTACCTATATATAAAGGTCAAAGAGCTTTTAAGGTATGCGAAGGAGAAGGATGCTCTAAGATGGCTACTAAAATTTCTGCTAATTTATATGGAGTTAATTATGATGAATTAAATCCACAAGACGCATGGTATAAGAGAGCAGCTGTATTAAAAGGTGGAGGTAAGGAAATATGGAACAAAGCATCTAAGAGTAAATATTCAGGATTAAAAATAGGAGACTTTGTTTCACTAGATAGAGGAATAAGCGGTAAGGAATTCTATCCAAGTAAGAATAAAGGATATGACTTAAAAAATAACGAGGGCAATGAACACTTGGGTGTAGTTATAGGAAAAGACGAGAAAGGTAGAATATTAGTAAAACATGGGTCAGAGAATGGAAATGTTTATATCCAACCTATTGATGAGATAGAAATACCCGAATATGGATTTAAATACAATGCCACTAGTATATACAGAGCAAAAGCATTAGAAGGAAAGAACGTTAAAAATGATAGAGATTATATAAATAAAGAAATATACAAAGGAGTATCTAGGCAGAATATACTTGGAAGTAGAGTATCAACTAAAAATGAAGATAATTATATCAAAGCCTTAAATAGTAATGCACAATTACAGCAAGATGTACTAAAGCTACAGCCCACAGAAGCAAAGAAATTAAGAGATATTGCATTTGGTATATTCCAAAATGAAAGCGAGGCTGGTAATACAGATACGCCAATTGGATTAAAAATGCTTATAGCCAATAGCGCTAATAAGCTTGGACGTAAAGCATCAGCATCATTAGGGGATGTTCAATTCAAGTACGATGATATACGAAAAAATGCAGATGGCACTATGACTGATATTGGTAGAAGAATGGGCGAGCTTAATGTAGAAAGATCGGGTATGTATAATATCTTAAATCATAGAAAAGACTATAACGATGAATCAAACGCTGTTATGTCGCTGCTCGCAAGTAATTACCATAAGATAAAAAACAATCCAGAGAAGTATCAATACAATCAAAGTAATAATACCGTATATGGAGATATCCCTATAGAACAAGCGTTATTATCATCATATAATAAGCCTTCCTATATAGATTCAAAAGCAAAGCTATTAACAAAAGAGAAGTACGCTAAAAATGCTTTATCTAAAATGGCTAAATTAAATGCAGGGTATCAGTCAAAAGGGACTAAAGCAAGAATACCTACTGTATCTGAAATATTGAATACCCCGGATAAATCTATAGGCTCATTTGCTTCAAAATTAATTGATCTAGGAATAATGTAATTTCGTATACTAAAATGAATTCACAAAAAATATAATTTATGTCTGGAGCTTGGCAAAGAAAAGAAGGCAAAAATCCTGAAGGAGGATTAAACGCAAAAGGTAGAGCATCATACAATGCACAAACAGGAGGTAATTTAAAAGCCCCTGTAAAAGCTGGAACTAATCCTAGAAGAGTTTCTTTTGCAGCTCGTTTTGCAGGTATGAGGGGATCAATGAAAAAACCAAATGGAGAACCAACAAGAAAAGCTTTAGCTTTGAAAGCTTGGGGTTTTGGTAGCGTAGAATCTGCTCGTAAATTTGCTAACACACATAAGCGCCAAAAATCATCTAGATTAGTTAACGCTATGAAGGTTGTTTCTAAAACTAAATCTATTAAGAAATAATGGCAAAAATAAAAGTAGATAGTAACAAGGTTTCTTTTGGTAAGAGAAAGATGGGATTCGCTAAAAAATCTTATAATAAAAATTCACCTAGGCCCAAAGCCTATAAAGGACAAGGAAGATGAGTATGAACCCTATATTATATAATCTACCACAAATTATTGCATGGCTTTCTAAAAAGAATAGCGGCACTAAAAATAATTCAGCTATACAAGCAGCGGTTAAAAAGCTATCTTATAGCAGTAAGCTGACGCCTATGACTCATCGTACTAAGCTAATGGCTATTAATGGTGATGACTATATTCCTGATAAAGACTATCTTGAAATGGAAAATACGCTTTTACCTCATACCAATGCGTATACAGCTTTGTCAGAAAAAAAACAAGATACACTTGATTCAATGAATAAGAGATATGACCTAAACGCTAATCCAATAACAACATTATCTAAAGGTAAGTTTAGGGGAGTTAAAGTACCAAAGGCTGTCATTGATGATGCAATAATAGCAGCCAATAAAACAAACCAATCTCCAGAAGATTTAATAGGCCTAATGCTACAGGAATCTACCATGGGTCAAGAAAAGGGTTCTTTTAGAGAGGGTGACTCATCTCAAAGTGGATTAGTATCAGGTTGGGATGTATCGCAAGAATATCAGCCTCATAACGTATATAGATATCTAGCAGATAAAAAAGTACCGGGTATTACAATGGATAAATCATCTGGTAGTTTTTACCCATCAAATGCAAAAGCTATTAATGCATATCTACTTAAAAATAAGAGTATCCTTGATGGCTATAGTAAAAGGTTGTCTAAAACAAAAGGTATACCTAAAAATTCTAATATACTAGACCTTGCAGCAATGTATTTATCAAAAAGAGGAATGAAAGGATATAACCCTGGAGATAAAAATTATGTTGCAGATGTTATGAACTCAAAGCAGTTGATGATGCAAGACCCAAAGATGGTAGCCTACCTAAATAAAAACAAAAGATAGATTTTAGGATATAAATACGGATCATTTCGTATATTTGCGGATAACCAATTTAAATGAAAAAGCTATACAATAAGATAAAGCCAGTTGGTAGACGAGCTATTATACTAGTTAATACAGAAGAAAAAAACTCCCATTTAATTAAATTACAGGACGGAAAAAGTATAGAGCTATACTTGGCAAATGAATATAATTGGGATAGTAGAATAACTAATTTTACACAAGGAATACTATTAACGGATTATAAAAATTTAAAAGCAGGAATATATGTATTGGTACACCACAACAGCATGGGGGACGAATGCTATCTGGATTACCCAGAAACCCCAAGAGGACATAAAATTTTTTCTATTGAAGACAACTTCTTATATTTTGGTATAGAAAACGAAAAGATAATATGCATAGATGGATATATGCTAGCAGAGCGTATGTACGAGCCAGAGCCTATATCTAAAGCAGGAATTATCCTAATATCAGAGCCTGTAAAAATTACTAACAAACTAAAGATTTTAGCAAAGCCAAACTCTATCACAGACTATGAGATTGGAGATATAGCTATTACCTACAAGTATTCAGACTACGAAATGTTTCATAATGTAGGAGGAGTACAAACAAGCCTTATAAGACTGAAGTTCTCTGATTGCTTAGCAAAAGAAATAATATGACCGATAAAGAAAAAATAAAACTATACGAAGAAGATGGTATAGTTGGAGCTTATTACGCACTAAATAGAAAGTTAAACGAGATAACCGCACTACTAAATAGAAGCGACTTAACTAAGATAGATTTAGCTGACAAGGGGGATAGCTCTTGGGATAGGGTTCTCAAGCTATTCACTAGTGTTGGAGAAATCAATGAGGTTATGAAAAAATTGAAATTAGATAATTTATTAACAGGTGATGAAGAAAAGGATAAGGCAAGACGCAAGCCATTAATTGAAGAACTAGTAAGATGAGTGTAGCTTATATTACAGCAGAATCTACGAAAGATGACGTATATAGTGCTTATATAAAAGCGCAGAAGCTCCTTAAAATGCAAAGGCATATAAATAAGACGAATCAAAAAAAAGTATCTGAAGTTAGAAAAGAAAAAAATAAAAGGTATAATGAACTTAGATATAAAATGCTAAAGCAGTCGCAGCATATATATAAACTAAAGAAACATATACAAAACCTACAAAGGTTTGCTATTAATGAAAGGTCAAAAGCAAAGAAGTCTGGCATTGAGATAGGGAAAGGAAAGATTAGGGTAAGAGACTATTCTGTAACAAAAATGTATACGTTTTTGTTACAAATAGATCAAGCTTCTTCTATTTTCAAAATGAAAATTAGCCATATTGCATTTGCATTATGGGCAGGCAAATATACATTCTTCACAAAGAAAGACTTTGATAATGATATACCTAACTCAAGATATTCGTTTAGTATATTCGTAAATCAATTTAGAATAAACAATATGATAATAGCAGTCCATACCGATAATAGACAAAAGAGATACGCACTTAATGCTACAGGCTTAGATGTATTTAATAAAATAGATAAATTTACAAAAAAGCATTTTAACATAAATGAATAAGATACAAGAAGTATATGGAATTAAGTATAAGCTACCAGAGCTACCAGCTATAGATAATATTAGTGGGTATGAATTAAGTGCAAAGGACCAGAGGTTTACACTATTAGATATTCCAGAATACTTTAATGACTTAGAATTTGATGAAGAAGAAACTCCTATATACTCTAATGAACAAAGAGATTTTGTTGTATCGGAATGGAGAAAAGTAAACTATGGATATTGGTTTTTTAATAATGGGGAGCCTACTTACATAACTGGGCTTCATTATTTTTATTTAAACTATTGGACATTAGAAGATGGTAATAAGCCAGACTATAGAGATGTAGATAGAAGATATTACTATTTTCAAGAGTATTGCGATGCTCTACCATATTGCTTTGGGATAATAAGAATAAAAAAGCGTCGTGAAGGGGCTACATCACAAGCAACAGCGTATCTAGTATGGCAGGCACTCACTAAAAGAAAATCATTCTGCGGAATAGTCTCAAAAACAGGTAAGGATGCCTCTGATGCATTTGTTTATATGGTAATGAATGGATATAGGAACTTACCTATATTTTTTAAGCCCAGGGCAGAAGATGAAGAAACGAAAACGGAACTTGTATTTAAAAAGAAAAAAGACAAGAGAAAAAATAAGAGCAGAGAAAAGGGTAAAGTATTTGATGATGATATTGGACTTGAATCAAAAATTAGTTTTAAAAATACCGCTCTTAACTCATATGATTCTGGTCGTGTTAGTGCATTATTAATGGACGAAGCTGGTAAGTGGCCTAAAGAAGTTCAAGTAAATCAATATTGGCCTATTGTTAAAAAAACATTAGGAAGAGGTGCTATTAAAGTAGGTTTTTGCTTAATACCATCAACTGCAAATGATGCAAAGTCTGGTGGTGCACCATATAGGGAATTATTTGAAGGAAGTAATCAATTTGAGAATCAAATAACCTCAACTGGGCTATATAGATATTTCTGCCCTGCTTATGATGGATACGAGGGATTTATAGACCAGTATGGCAAGTCTATTGTAGACGCACCTACGGAAGAGCAGAAAGAGTACATTTATAATAGATATAACATAAAGATAGAGATGGGCAGTAAGGATTATCTTCTTAATCAAAGAAAGATAATTATAGACAAGAAAGCGCTGTCCGAAGAAATTCGTATGAACCCATTTACGGAAGATGAGGCATTTATGATTGATGCAAAGAAGTGTTATTTTAATTCTGAAAAAATATACAATCAAATAGACTTCTTAAAAGAAGAAAGGGTAAAGCTTCGTAAAGTTAGATTTTTTTGGAAAGATGACAAGACAGTAGATTGGGTTGATGATGCAAATGGGCCATGGTTTATTCATAAATTCCCTTCAAAAGAATTACAAAATAAATCGGATATTATTAATGGTATTAAGACTCCATCGAATACAGATAGGTATTCAAATGGAATAGATCCATTTAAATCATCTGTTATTAGCGGAAAGGGTTCTATGGGGTCTTGCTATATATTTGAAAAGTTAGATATTAAAGACCCTGCAAATACTGGTATGCCAATAGCTGAATACTTAGATAGACCTAGATTAAAGAGCATGTTTCACGAAGAAATGCTCAAGGCTGCTGTATTTTATGGATATAAGGCTTGCTATGAGAATGATGTAGGAGATGATTTTGTTGACTATTTTGCTAATAAAGGGTATAGGTCATATCTAATGAAAACGCCAGAGGCTGCAATTGATAAATTCAAAAGAAGGCAGGGACCTGGAAAATATGGCGTAGCTTCTGCAGATCCATTTGCTTTAGCCAGACAGCTAGATACCTGTATTAACTATATAGAGAACCATGCAGAGAAGATTTACTTTCCAGACTTACTAGAAGAATTACTGATTTACGACCATGAACATCGGACTCCTTTTGACCGAACAGTCTCGTTTATGATTAGTCTACTTTCTGGTGTATCTTTGGAAAGTAACAAACAGGAAATTAAATTGGCATCATTGCCAGTAAGAACCTACAAACTAGATGTAATCTAATTTTGTACTTTTGCTATACTTATGAGTGATAATAAAGAAATACTAAATTTTCACCTTGGCAATTCCAAGCTGAAAAGAGACACGCAAGAAGGCTTAAAAATTTCAAAATTTTTACAGAAAGCCTATGATTGTGGATACTTCAATAAAAGAAACAAGAAGTTTGAAAAGAACAGAAAGTTTTCTAGAGGTAAACAACCTATGGCAGAATTCCTTGATTTACTAAATGTAGATGGGAAGGAAGCCTTTGTTAACTTAGATATGAAAGCGCCTGCTATAGCCCCAAAATTTATGCAGGTTATTATTGGTGGCTTTATGAAAAGAGAGGAGAAGGTTAGAGCCACAGCCATTGATCCTGTATCAGTTGAGAGAAAGGTATATGATAGAGATGAAGCTGAATTTAGAATGAACTTTGGCGAAGAGGTTCGTGGTATAGAAGCTCAGTCTGGCGTTAAACTTATGGCTGATGGAGATTTCACTCCAGAGACTTATGATGAATTAGAATTATATTTTGGATTAGAATACCAACTACCTGAAGAGATTTTATTCGAGAAAGGATGCGATTTTGTTTTTTATGAAAACGGATGGCCTGTAATAAAAAGAAAATTACTAGAGGATATAATGGAAACTGGATTTGGAGCTACAAAAACTAGCGTATCTAATAATGGCAAAATTAATATAAGACGAGTAATTCCCGAGAATTCATTTTATGGATTTTCTACCTACGACGACTTTCGTGATGTATCTTTTATAGGGGAGATATTGTCTATGAAAATAATAGACATTAGAAATAATTACCCATCTATGGGGGAAGAGAAAATCTGGCAGCTTGCTAAAACTGCAAAGCAGAATACTCAAACGGTGAAGTGGGACGATAGGTTTAAATATTCAGTAGATAGACCATATGACGATTGGACAGTAGATGTAATAGACTATGAGATAAAGACTATAGACACTATGATGTATCAGTCTAAAACAAATAAGTATGGCAATACTATTGTAGAAAGAAAAGATAAGGTTCCTCAAAAGCTTGGGGATAATAAAGAATTGATTACCAAGGATATGTATGTTATATATCGTGGTATATATGTTCTTAATACCGATATAATGCTTGAATGGGGTATAGCTAAAAATATGATTAAGCCATCAACTGCAAAGGAGATAGCTGATGCATACTTTAGTTATAGTGTATATATGTTTGAAAATTTAGATTTAGAGAATATGGCATTACCTGAAAGAATGGAAACTTCTATCAGGCAGATGACATTAGCTCATTTAAAGATACAGCAGTTAATTGCCAAGCTTAGACCATCTGGATTGATTATAGATATAGATTCTTTGTCTGATATTAATATTGGACAGGGGAAGGCACTTAACCCATTAGAGCTTCAAAAAATATACGATCAAACTGGTAATATATACTATAAGAGAAGGTCAGAAGATGGAGATAGTCAAAATGGACTTCCAATACAAGAAGCACCAAACTCTGGTAGCGTAAGCCAAATACAAGAATTAATATTAGTATATAATCATTATCTAGACAGACTAAGAGATGAGATAGGCGTAAATGAATATAGAGAAGGATCTGGTATTAATCCAAAATTAGGATTAGGAGTGCAGCAGTCTCAAATACAAGCATCTAACAATGCTACTGATTTTATTTATGATGCATATCTAAATATATATCAGCAAACATCATTTAAAATAGCCCTATTATTATATGATTCAGTATTATATGGTGGTAGACAATATCAAGACTATTTAAGTCCAGAAAAAATAAAAGGTAAAGTATTTGATGTTAAGATTGAAGTTATGCCTGACGATAAAGAGAGATCATTCTTGGAAGGGATGATACAAACAGCTCTTTCTGCTGGTATGATGGAATTTGAAGACGCATTTAGAGTACGTAGCATTAAAAATGTTAAGCTTGCTGAAATGTATTTAACAAAGGCAAAGAAGAATAAGCAAAAAGAAGAGGCGCAGAAAGCTCAAGCTAATTCTCAAATGAATGCCCAGTCACAACAACAATCTATACAGGTAAAGGCGCAGGCTGATGCACAACTAGAACAAATACAAGGGCAAAATAAAATGGCTATTGTATCAGCTGAAATGAAGATGAAGCAAGATTTATCTGAACAAGAATTTGTTCAATTAGCATTAATGAAATCCTTTGAAATAGGAAGACCATTAAGCCCGGAGATACAGCAATTAGTAAATGTTTTTTTCGCTAAAAAGCAACAAGAAGAAATGCAGATGCAACAAATGCAACAACAACAAGCGGAGCAACAAGCTGCAGAAGAAAGCGGTGAAGCACAAAATACTCAGCCTCAATAGCAAATTAGTAATATTATATCTATATTTGTAAAATAAAATAAACCATTATGCCAGAAGAAGCAACAAACCCGTTTGATGAATCTAGTTATTCTAATTCATTAAACAACACGAGCGAGCCAACAGAGTTACCATCAGAGCCAACAGTTATAGATCCGGTAATAGACCCTACACCAGCAGCTGTACCAGAGCCTGCAAAAGTAGATGAGTCACCGGTAGTTGTAAAAGTAGATGAGCCACCAGTGGTGGCAGACCCGGTAGTAGAAGAGTTCAAGTGGGATAATGAGATGGCTAGAAATATATATGATGGCCTGATAAAAGGAAATATATCAGATGTAGCAGATATCATATATGAACAAAAAGTTCTCTCAGAGATTGATAAGATGGATGAGTCGGATATATTAAAGCTTAAAATGGCTTATGATTTTCCAGATTTAACACCAAGAGAGATAGAAGAAGAGTTTGATTCTAAATATGCTATAGATAAAGATTTCGATGAAACACTTATGAGTGAAGAAGAGATTGTATCTAAGAAAAAGCAGTTTGAGAAACAAGAAAAAGCGATTGCAAGGGAGATGAAGAAGGATGTTCGTGAAGCGAAAGACCACTTGCAGTCATTAAAACAGGACATAAGTTTTCCAGATATTTTAAGTCAATTTCAACAGTCTAAGCCGCAAGAGGTGAATACAGAGGAAATTGTAAACAAGTATTTAACAGAACAGCAAGAGGAGCAAGCAAAAGCTTATCAACAATCTAGAGAGGTCTTTGAAAAAAGTATCGACGATGGATTGCAGAGTTTCGAGGGGTTTAGTGCCAACTACAAGGACGAGGATGTCCAATTTGATGGCAAGTATTCTCTTACACAAGAGGATAAAACTACCCTAAAAGACACTATGAAAGCTTTTGATTTAGAGTCTTTTTACGGTAGTCGTTATTACAAGGATGGTAAGTACGACACCAAGCAATTAGCAGAAGACATCTACTTCTTACAAAATAAGGATAAAGTAGTCAATTCAATGGTAACGCAAGCCGTTAGCAAAGCAAAGACTGACATCCTTAAAGGAATGAAGAATATAGATTACAGTAATTCTCCAAGACCTTCTGCAGCAATGAATACTAGCGATATGGATAAAATGGTGGATTCTATGTTCAATTTATAACAACAATTATCTAAAAATAATTTAAATTAAAAAAAATGGCAGTTTTACAACCAGGTAGCGTAGTTACCTCAACTGGGCAGGTAAATAGACAATTTGTGTCTGATTTATCTATTTTAAAACCTCAGTACTACGACAAGTTTATTTCTAAGTATGGTTCTCAAAACTATACACAATTATTGGAGGCTTTAGGCATGAAAGCTACAGTTCCTTCTCGTGAGTTTTTTCACTTTGAGACTCGTGGCAAATTGCATAGTGCTGTTCAATTGGATGGTGGTGCTTTAGCAGCAGTAGCTGCTGGTGTAGCTATTGATGTAGTTATCGCATCTGCTCATGTAAGTAGCGGAAAAAGTGCTTTAAGAGTTGGTGAGGTTGTAGAGAACGCTGCAACAGGCGCTCAATACAAAATCACAGCGGTTGCTTCTGCAACAGCTTGTACAATTAAGCCTTTAGATTCTACTATTGATGCTAACATAGATTTAGGTGCTACATCTACAGCTTGGTTATTGTTCCGTGGTGCTACTGAAGCAGGAGAAGCTTCTACTAAAATCAATACTTTAACTGGTCTTACTGAAAAGAAGACTTTTTACACTACTGAGATTCGTGAAGATTTTTCTATCACAGATAGAGCTAAAATCGAAGAGTTATATTTTGAAGTTAATGGTCAAGCTTACTACACCTACAAAGGTTTAGACGAGGCTGTACGTCGCTTCATGAATAACAAAGAATTCAAGTTAATGTTTGGTAAACCTACAGATAATATTTCTGGAACAGTTGGTTCAACTGGCCTAGTTCCTCAAATTGAAGCTAATGGTCAAACTTACCAATACAATGGCAACGTTGCAGGTTTTGGTATTGAAGATTTCCACGCATTAGCTCGTTTAGCTGACTTTAACGGAAGTGCTGGTGAATATCATTTCTTGATGGATTCTTATTTAAGAAGTGCGGTTGACGATGCTTTATTTGCTAAGTATACTGCTGGAGCTATTCAATGGGCTTCTGTTGGTGGATCTAGCGAAGTTGCAATCAAATACGGCTTCGATTCATTAAAGATTGATGGTACTACATTCCACATGAAGAAGTACTTACCTTTCAATGCTGAAGCAGTTTATGGAGTTGCTCCTTCTACAGAGTATTACAAGAACTACGGTATCTTGATTCCTATTAAAGAAGGTCGTGATGCTCAAACTGGAGATAAAGTTCCTTCTTTACGAATTGTTTACAATGAAGTTGAAGCAGGTAAGGATATCAAAGTTTGGGAGACTGGTGCTTTAGCTAAAGTTCCTACTTCTGATAAGATGGAGTTGAATGTGCATCACATGGCATACTGCGGTATCCAAGTGTTTGCTGCAAATCAATACATCGCTGTTAAGTATTAATCTTAACTAATTGATAAAGAGGCCCCATCTAATAGGTGGGGCTTTCTTTTTTCCTTATATTTGTAATATAAAACAACCACTATGGCAAAAAGCACCAAAAAACAAACAATTGACGCAGATGGCAACATCGTTGATGTAGAGACATCTGTAAATGAAATTAATGAGGTATCTGATATTATCGTAGATGTACCTAAAAAACAGCAAAAAAATCCAGACTTCTACGTTTTTGAGTTATCCCAAAAATTTTATACATCAAGCCCAGAAAGATTACCTTATCCTGAGAATTTCTTATTAAAAAATACTGACTTTATTTACGATGAAATAAGTAAGTCAGAAAGGAATATAAGATACCTAGAGGGAGTTAGTACAGTATGGGAGGATGAGCAAGAGCACCTAACAGATCAAAAGAGAAGGCAAAGACCTGATATAAGATTTGTTAATGGATTTTTAAAAGTACCTTCTAATAAGCCATCATTATTGCAGTTTTTAAACAAAAGCAATATGAATGAATCTAATAAAAGTAGGATGTCTGGCAGTAAGTCTATATATAAGATGCTAGACTTTCATGCTCAAGAAGAGCAGAATATGGAAAAGGCAGAAGTTCGTATGAATGCAATGAAGATTGCGATGGATGCTCCATTAGAAATGATGATACCTCATGCAAAATATCTAGGTATTTTGTTTACAAATAGCCAAAATGTAGAGCGAGGTGAGAAAGCTATAAGGTTTGATTATTTAAATATTGCAGATAAAAGGTCTGAAATGTTTATTAGCACATACAATAACCCATTAGTAAAAATACAGTACATAGTGCAAAAAGCTATGGCTAGTGGATTAATTGATACAGGTTCAGTAAAAGGACAGGCAATATGGGGAGACAGTAAGTCTTTTATAGTACAAATCCCTGACGGGAAATCCCCATTGCAATTCTTGGCTGAATTTTGCCTAACAGAAAAAGGGAAGGAATTCTATTCTCAAATCAAACATATGGTTAACTCCTAAAGACGCTTTGTGTTTTATGGTTTTATTGGTTAAGCCCTCCTGTTTCTACAGGGGGGTTTTTTAGTATATTTGTGGTATGAATATTAATGATATATACAAATTAGTCTCTTATATGGTTGATAAATACCAAGGGACGTACTTATCGCCTGATGATTTTAATATGGCGATTAATACCGCACAACGACAGTACCTAAGTTCTATACTAAGTGAATCAGCTGATATTCACCAAGGTGGGAAAAGAATTAAGACTGGTTTAAAGTCCGATATGACTACAAGTAGTTCATTGACTATATTTATAAAAGAAGCTATATTAACTATAACATCTCAATTAGCTAGTCATCCAAATGATATGTATGATATTTTAGCTATAAGAACTATAGATGATAACTATGCAGTTAAGCAAGTGTCAGCAGATAAGATACCATCATATATAGGTAATGCAATAGATGCCCCAACATTAACAGAACCTATTTATACCGAGATTGGGGCTACCTTTAAGTTCTTTCCAAGTACATTATCTAGCGCTAAAATAGTGTATGTTAAAACTCCTGTAACTGCGGCTTGGGTTCCTGATACAGGTACATTAAATTATAATAGTGGCACATCTACTCAATTAGAATGGAGTATATCAGATATAAATGAAATTATATATAGAACACTAGGTGTTATAGGAATAAATTTAAAAGATGGCGATTTAATTCGTGTATCTCAAACAGTTAAAAACGATGGTCAATAATGACTAGAAAAGTAATAATAGAACAGATAAGACGTATATTGTATGGCGGAGTGCCAAACGATGACGCTAATGTTTCCGAAAAGGAAATTAATGTATATATAAACCAAGCCTTAGCTTATATGGCAAAGGTTAATTATACAGATGCTATAAAATTAGATGGAGTAGAAAGTGTAGCTGATTCTTTTTATGCTACATTCAAAGAAATTCCTATTACATTAGACTCTACGACAGGTTATTACTCATTAGATTTACCTCAAGTTCCATTAGGATTAGCTAGAGGATATGGTATATCTACGGTAACATTCCCATCAAATACAGGACTAGCAAAGTCATTAGTACCAATTTCGGTTAGAGAATTGGATTACATGGATAATCTAAAAAGCCCACCAAGTAAAATATTCTATTGGCCAGAGGGAAAGAAATTATGGTTCAAGAGTTATACTAATCTAGTTGGTAAATTTGCTATTATCAGGATGGTAAGTACAGAGAATTCCGACTTGGATGCAGAATTAAATGTTCCACAAGAATACATAACAGATATTATAAATTTGGTATTAAACCAATTAAAAATAAGAAAGTCTACGCCAGAGGATACAACCAATGACGGAGCTGATAAAGCTTAAATACTATGAGTAAAGATACTGCTAAGTGGGTCCCATTATCGGAGATTATATATCAATATATAGATCAAGCTAGATTGTCTAATTCTGACTATAGAAGATTATGGTCTATTGGTATTAGGGGAGTAGAAGAGATGGGAATGGATGTGTATTTGTCAGCAAAGACATCTAAGTTAATGGTTAATGCTAATAAAACAGTAAATCTTCCATCTGATTATATAGGCTTCTCTAAAGTAGGAATATTCAATAGCAATGGAGAGGTAGCTACACTAAAGCGCAATCCTGCATTGTCTAATTATAAGATAACCCAATCAGATAGAACCTCAAGCAATATAGATAATACAACAAGTAGCACATCTCGTGATATGGCATATATAAATTATTTTGATGGTGCTAGGTATGTAAATATATTTGGGGCTGGAAGTACACTTGGTAGCGCAGGAGAATTTGATATATCGGAAGAAGATGGATTACTTTATTTAAGCAATGATTATGGCTATACATACGTTGTTTTAGAGTACTTATCATCTCCGGCAGATGATGTTGACTACAAAGTCCCTATTCAGATAAGAGAGGCTATATTGTCGTTTATTGCATGGAAAGATATCGAGCATCTTCCATTAGGCAGAAGGGCTAGTCTAGGAGATAAACAATTAAGAAGAAAAGAATATTATAACCAAAAAAGAAATGCTAATCTTAGAGAAAATCCAATAATGCTATGGGATATTAATGAGGTAATAAGAATGGGTTCTAAATTAGTAGCTAAAGTATAAAATGAGAACAGAAAGAAAAACATTGTCTGGAGTAATGAATTTAGACGATCCTAGAGAAGTATTACCAAGCACTCATCATAAAGAGGCTAAAAATGGAGTTTTTAGAGGTAATGGTGCGTCAATGAAGTTTCAGTCAATACCTGGGAATCAAGAGATTACCAATAGTAATTTATTCAATAATGAATGCTTACTAAAGGGGACTGCTGTTATTGTACCATCTTGTACATTAGCAGGTACTGCGGTTAAAACCCCTAACTGCGTATTAGCTGGTACAGCTGAATTAGTTGTTATAACAAACTGCTCATTGGATGGAGGTGCAGCGCTAGTAGGAACGTATAATCAATATGTTATTTCACAAGGGTTTGATTTATGTGGTGAT